CGTCCAGACTCAACACAGAAATTTAATAATTGAAATAAAGTTTGATCTGGGCCTTTGAATGGTAAAAATTGAAACTGGTCTTTAATGTTTCCGCCAGGAGCATCTACATCTCTAAACTCGCCTGGTTGTAATGGTTCAGCATCATCTCTAATTCTTAAACCTCTAGACTTAAATCCAGCAGGTAGATTCGATAATGTTCCTGCATCAAGTAATTGTCTTAGTGCAGAAGTTGCAGTTCTCGATAAACCACCAATCATATGAATTAAACCAAAACCATAGAATCCAAGTCCTGGTAAAAACTTATAATGCACAAAGAAATTTTTTCTTTGTTTCATCGGATCATTTTCTTTATAGTTTCTATAGATAGATAAAACTTTTCTAGAGTCTTCATCAATAGTAACTATGTAAGGAACTTTGATTCCATCTTGGTCTTCATAACCAGGTATATCTAAGTTCGTATGAACCTCAATTAAATTATATAACCCTCCACGATCCCGTCCATCATTTGTGGACACGCCCTCCAGCTCATAAACTTTCTCTTGAACTTTGTTTTGTTTATAAACTGGTTTCGGAAGTTCTATATCTCTATAGAACCCAGAAACTTGTAATTTTCTTAAATCATTTTCTGATGTTTGAATAATTTGTGTAATTCTACTTGCATCAGATAAATCAGATGCATTGTATGGGACTACTAAATCTTCTGCTTTAATAAATTTAGAAGAAGCTCTGTTTAATACTGGATCAAAATAAACTTTTTTAAATGTAGATCCTGTTAGTGGAAGGATAAATAACATTTGATCCATGTCAGGTGTATACTCTTCCATCTTGTTCATAAGCATGTAGTTCATGTAATCTTTAACTCTAGATGCTTGATCTATTTTTTCATCTGTCTGTGCACCGATGACTTCAGTTCTGACTGGTCCGTCTGAAGGGACTAATTCTTTTATTGCTTGTGCTTGAAACTGTGTTGCTGATTCTGCTAATAATGGATGAGTTACACCCGCAGCACCTAAGAATGGTCTAGTTGGAGATTCATATTTGAATCCTAATAAGTCTAAACCTTTAATGTATGTGTCTACCCATTCTTGTCTTGATCTTTTGTCTTGCTCGTAATCTGCTACTAAATCAGATCCAAGTCTAGCTAGAGTCTGATCATCTAATCTTTCTGCTAAGTTAGCATAAAAGGATTCTTCTTCAACTTCTTCAGGGACTTCACCTGCAATTACATTTTCATCTTCATCAAGTACCGTATCTACATCTTCAGGAATAGATCCTGTACCTTGTTCTTCAATTTCTAATTCTTCTCTATTTTCTAAATCTTCTCTTGACATTAATATACCTTAAATTTCTTTTTTCTTGCTAGCCCTTGACCTTTACAAGCCATACCGCCTTTTTTCATTTTAAGACCCATTTTTTCTTTTTGACCTTCAAGTCCACCACTAACTTGTGTTGCTCTACCAGTTTGTTCTTTGACCGTGGCTGATGCATCGGGTGATTTTATATAGTTTTGTATTAATTTATCAATCATTAAAATAATGGTGCGAAGTTAGATCTATCCACTTCTACCAATCCTCCTAATTTATATCCCTTCATTTTTCCTTTTGAAGATCCTTGTAAATCTATTACTATACTTTGAACGAAATTTCTAGGATCATCCCCATCCATTTCCATTTTTTCTAAATTGCTTCTATAGTCAATATTGTCATAAAACTCATCCATTTCGTATTTTTTCTTAAATGCATACATAGGAACATTTTTATCTGTATTGAATATTTTGTAAGGTTTTTGTGGGTCTGAGTGATATACTTTTCTAGTAATTACTCTAGCTCCTATTTCTTTTGCAACATCTTGCATCGCTTTAGGCACCACCGCAGTTCCTTTTAACTCACCTGTTTTATAGTCTCGATATTTACCAAATCCTTCTCCTTTGGAATTATCAAATAATGCCTTACCTGTATCGTCTCTAAGAAGAAGATCACCAGGTAGTTGATCTCCACCTAATCCATAGAACTGTTCAATCTTCTGTTTGTTGTTAACACCTAATTGAAAGAAGTCAGCTGGAGCTAATGCAATATATCTTTTGTTATTTTTTCTTGCATCACTGACTAACGATTTAATATTTGCTTTAACCCAAGTATTTTCATTACCCATTGGAAAATAGTCATAACCTCGATTTGAAAAATCATACATAGCTTTATTGCCCCCACTATACTCACTTGGTCTAGCCTCTCCTGGTCTTGCAGGTGCTCTTTGTAATTCAGCTTCTTTAATTTTTAATTGTTTATTTAGTTCACCTAATCTATCAAACTCAGGTGGAGACAATGGTCTGTCCATAGCAATCTTATTGTACTCTTGAATCTCATCTAATAAATCTTGGACTTCTCGTTTTTTAATATTCGATGTTAGCTTTCTACCATATGGATTTCGTCTATTCATTTCGTTAGGATTTATATTAGTGTCTCCTGATTTAAACTGTTTAAAGTGTCTAGATCCTTCTTTCGCTAACGTTTGATGAGGGTCGGATTGGAGTTCAACCATGAAATATGTATCGCCATAGTTGTCTACCCCTCTAGTGTCATATCGAACAAAGGTCACTGCATTCGGTTCATTAAAGTGTACCGACCATACTTTTTTAGGATCAGAGTTACCTGGAATAGATTCATCTAAGAATAAAACTTTTTCTCTATAGTCATATCCACCACCAGGGAAAGTTCCTTTGTGTCTTGGTGCAGTAGTTGCTCCAACTCCACGCTCTGCAATACTAATTGCTTTATCATATTCATCAATCAAACTTCGTACCATTAACTTTTCATTATCATTAAAAGTATCTAATGTTTCATTTAATCGTCTTCTAGTTTGTTTTAAAGAATTTACATTGTTTTGATTAGTAGATAGTCTTGCTGCTAAATCATTAAAGATCATTCGGTCTCCAGCTAGAGCTTCAGTGATTGCAGTGATGTTAGACCGTGCTGCAACATCAGACATCTCAGTTGATTTTCTTAAAATCATAGAGTCTACATCTTTACTTAGTTTAGCAAACGTTGGATAAGTGTTTAATACTTCTTCAGTATTGATTGGATAATTATAATCTTTTATTTTTAATCTATATGTTGGATTAGTTTCTAATGCTGCTAATATTTCACCTTTAGTAATTTTAGTGGTAGGATTATCTTGTGCTATTCTAAATATGTCTCCACCAACTGCTTCGTCTCCTTTAAACATCACAAGACCAGAGTCCGATAACTCTTCAGCTTTGATTCCTTTATTTCTTAATCCTTTTAAAAACCCTAACCACTGTTGTGCAGTTGCAACTTCATTTCCTGATTTACTTATTTCATCAAATGCAGCAGATCCTAAATAAGATCTAGTAGTATTATCTTGGTTCGCTTTTAACCCTTTACCAAACGTCAAAGATTCAGTTGGAACTGTTAATGCTTTAGATGAGTTTGCTGCAACTTTAGTATTATAGTTGTCTTGGTTAATTAACATTTGTTTTGCAGATTCTGCTCTAGCAATTGCGGGTTGCATGACAGAACTTTGTCTTAACACAGGATCGGTTGCTACGTTAGTAAAGGCTTGTCTTTGAGTTTCAGGAATTGCCATGTACTCTCTGTAGTTGGTTGCAAAGTTTTCTGGGCTTCGTCTATACTCAGGTAGGTTCGCAACGAAGTAATTAAAGCCTGGGTCTTCTTCAGCTATTCTTCTAATGTTTTGTACTGCCGCTGTTGATACATCGTTAAGCTCACCTGTTGGTAATGGTTCCAGCGTCCGTGGGCCACGTTTCGGCATTAGTGATCGAATTCCTTTTTGAGCTCCTCTAAATACAGGGCCTACTAATGGAGTCATACCCGCTACCCCAAGTGCCGTTAATCCTAAATACCCTATTGCTTCAATCGGAGTCATATCTTCATAACCCTCTTCACCTCTAGCAGCTTTTGCTAAAGTCTCAGCGTCTTGGAGTGCATACTTATAGGACTGCGCTTCACCGACCACGGGCGTCACATCTCTAGCAATACCATAAGCTACATTTTGAAAATTCTTTTTAGCTTTTTCTAATTTTTCAGGGTCTAGATTTGCAACTTCATCGTCTCTTAAAATCGGTGAATAATCGGCCATTTAATTCTCACGTGTAATATTTATATTCTTGAGGCATTCTTACTTCGTCTGTGGGCTCATAATCAAAATCAGCCGAAATAAAATTACCTTCCCTATATCTTAACACAGCTTGTGTGGTACTGTCCACGAGGTCGTCATGATCTCCATGAGGAAATGCTGCACATTCTTCAATGACTTCATGGGCAAATTGCATTCCTTCTGGGTAGAAAACCATACCTGATGCAAAGACTGGAGACACTGCATTCACCCTAGATACTTTATCTTTTCCTCGACCAGGGACAAAATCTTGAACTGGTATTCCTGTTCTTCGTAATTCTTGAATGAGGGGTAGTCCGCTGGCTTTAGCTTCAATTACACAAGCCTCTGGTTTCCAATACGTATATTGCTCGGTGGCCACTGCCTTTAATTCAGGAAAGTCCCAACGACCTTTGAGTGCATCAATTAACATTAAACAGGGTGGAGAATCCTCAGTCGGTCTAAATACACCCCAAGTGGTTATTGCACTATAGTCCGCGGAATCTTTTTTAGAAAAAGCAGTATCGAGTGATTGAATGACAAATTCTAGTTGTGGAATGCCACCCGACCACGGTCTCCAATATTCACGTTTGATGATGGCACCTTCTTCTGAAGTTGGGTTTTGCATGTACTGTGCATTCCAACGTTGAGGAGGTATAGATGCTTTAACAGATTCTAATTCTTCTTTCTTCCAATACTCAGGCCATACAGGTTCTCCGTCGTCCAGGATCGCTGGAAACTCGACCACCTCCCACTGATCAGCGCCAGGGTTTGCTTGTGCTTTAAGAAGTCTTCCTGTTAGATCGTCGGTTGCCCATCTAGTCATTACGACCACGATTGATCCACCAGGTTGTAAACGTTGACGTGGCCCTGATACATACCAATCATATGTCTTCTCCATTGCAGAATCAGACATAACATTTTGTTCGGTATGAGGGTCGTCAATTATTAATATATCTGCACCCCTACCCGTTATGGCACCACCAACACCAGCTGCAAAATATTCACCCCCGTCTGAGGTCTCCCAACGACCTGCAGCTTTGCTATCCTGTTGGAGTCCCATATTGTTAAAAATTTTTTTATATTCGGTACTGTCAACTAAGTTTCTTACTTTTCGACCGAATCTTTGTGAGAGTTCTGCATTGTGAGAAACCTGCATGATTTTTGCTTTGGGTCGGAGTCCCATTATCCAGGAAGGAAACAAGTAAGACGCAAACTCAGATTTAGTATGTCTCGGTGGCATATTGATTACGAGTCTCTTGATCTTGCCTTCAGCGACCTTAGTCAATTTGTCAGCAATTATTTGATGATGCCCCCACCTAGAAGGTTCATCTGCTTCTCTACAAATAAAATCTGGCCAAACCTGTTTAACAAAGAAAAGGAATTCTGATCTGGCTTTCAGTATCTTTTTTGCATCTAGAAGTTGTTTTACCTTAATTAACTTCTCTTTTGGTAATAAATCTAAATCCATAAGTATTTTTTGGTAACTATTTCTGTTTATCTTTGCATTTATCTCTCTTGTCAAGTTACATTCGCGAAATTTGGGGGGTGTAGGGGTGCAAAAATTGGGTTTTGAGATTGCCGAACTAAAGAGATACTATTTGAGATGGTGAACGCGTGGCGGATAATTCCGCCACGCATTAGGGATTAGTTAGGTCGCGTCATTGTAGTTGTGTCGCGAACAAGTCCGAATTTCTCGGCAAGATTACCCGCAAGGCTAGTCGCGAACTCTTTAATCTTATCGTCATTTTGATTTCTCAAAAAGAACTCAAAGATTTGTTGGTCAAGATAACCCGCAACAAGTTGCCAATCAATCGTGCTCTCTTTTTTATTCTTTAAGATATCCACGAANTGTTTTAACTCNGCAACAATCTNGTCATTACTTTTTTCACTTTGAGATATAATCTCATTCATTTTTATTAGTGCTTTTGTCATAATGAATTATACCTCTTTGATTGAGTAAGTCCAGTTTGTTCTAATATTCTTTTTAGAGAATTTTCTAAACAATTCTGGATATTGTTTTTTAAAGTTTTCACTATCAAACATATTATACTCTTTTGTATTTTTATTGATTTGATAATGAGTGCTTTTTTTAACAAGGCTTAAACCTGTTAGAGTTGAGCCAAAGTTTTCAAATAATAAAATCAATTCTGGTTTTATTATTCTATTCCAATCGCTAGTTAGTTGAGCCTTATTATCCAACAATTCACAACTACTCATAATTAGTTGTTGTTGTTTTCTTGAAAGCACATTCGGTGCTTTTTTCTCTTTTGTCTTTGTCATATTATATACTCCTATTGTTTATATTTATAACAATAAAGAATTTATATTATCCCATGAGCATATCAAGTCTTTTTTTTAACTTTTTTCATTTTTTATTTTAACCCCACAGATGAGCCATTAGCCCAACAATCCCCAACCACAGCGACAGGACAGGCGAACTAAATAATTTAGCGGTACCGCGAAACTCCTGAACTCTATTTATCTCTCTATCTTCGCAAACTTTTCTTCGGGAATTGGGAAATGGGAAAACATCTACCAGCTCAGCTTCGCTGCGGACCGTGTACCAGCGTCTGTAATCTTTTCTTTCATCATCTGAACTCCTTTCCTCAAATGGGAAATGGGAAACCACCTGCTTCCTGAACGCTGCTGGTACGGCGGTCCCCAGAGACTGCTTGATATATTTTCCTCCAATTAGGTCTCGAGTGTTGGGATGGGAAATGGGATCTAGATGAATATCATCACTAGAACCAGGCCCACGGCCACCCGACCCCAGTCCGAGCGTAACATAAATAAACCGAACAATAAAATAAACCAATGCATGCATTCTACTCCTCCTCTTCTCTCTCTGCTAATATCCTATGAGCTGCCTGCTCACACGCCCACCAGGCCAGCAAATTTTTCAATTGAGTCATGGACCCGACATCCTTAGCGCCATTGAAATGGGACAGGAACTTCATGATGGATACACCATGATCCTGCGCCTCTTGGTAGAGCTGATCCCAAATCTCCTTCTCATGTTGCTTTCTCACCTGCTAGCAAAAATTTTTCTACACTCATACTTTAGCCACCTTCCATGTGATGCCATCGGCATCTGTTTTGTATTTGAACTTGTCGCCGAGCTTGTATTGAATTACATTGAATGGCTCATTATCTAAAATGCCAATGCCGTTTTTCTGATCACCTTTGAAGACTCTACACCACATCTTCTCATCACCTCTCTTGGCATCTTTAAACCAGACATACACCATACCTTTCCCCCATTTGGGATTCTTCTCAAATTTTTTAATGCTGAAGTAGGCTTCTTTTCCATGCTCCTTACATGAAAATATTATATTGTTTTTTTCTGCGTGTTGTTGTTTTTCTTTTGTCATCGTTTCTCTCCTTTTGTTTATCTCCCATGTACATAAGATGATTCACTTCAAATGTCAATACCCTAAATAAAAAAATTTTTGACATACCTGCTCCTGAAAATTTTTCCAGTCTCGGTCCTGCGTACCAGTCCTGATCCGTAGTTCACGAACCACCGAC